CCGCCCCCCGACGGCGGCCAGCCCCCCCCCCGCGCCGTCCGCCGCGGACACCTGCGGCTCGTCGCCGCCTACGGTCGCCTCATCGACGCCGCCTGAGAAGGGAGGAGCATGGCAGAAGCCATCATGGCCGCCGCCGTCGTCGCCGCGATCATCGGCGCCTACGGCTGGGGGCTCATCGTCGGCTGGGAGATCGGCGAGAACCGCGGCTGGCCACGCTGGGCATGCGCCGTCGCCGCCGCCGTCGTCTCGGTGTACGTGCCGCTGTGGCTGCCCATCTGGGCCGTCGGCCGCTGGATCGGGGTGTGGCCCAAACCCAGGCCGGCCGCCCCGCCACCCGACCTCGACGAGCTGTACCGGAGGTGGCACTGGCGGACACGGGCCTGATACACTCCCCGCCGGGTGGTTACGCCGTGCCCCCGGCCCCGGGGCCTCGCTGCCTGCCGCCTCGAGGGCCGGGGCACGCATCATCCCCTCCCAGCGGAGGTCCCTGCACACCATCAGCGACGGCGTCCCCAGAGCCCCCGCCCCCCAGCCAGCGGGGGCTCTGCGCGTCCTGTCCAAGGCTGGACACGTGCTATGCNCGGCGCGTCCCACGGCGGGACGTGGTCCTTCTCCGAAGGGTGGACGTCACCGGNCCGGGCCGCGACCCGGGCCGGGCTCCTCTCCCCGCTACCCTCCGGGGGTATGGCCGACGAGACGGTCCGGGTCAACCCNCCCCGCCGCTGGCGCACCGAACGCACCACCGACCACCTGGGCACCAGCCTCGCCTACCTGCCCGGCTGGGGCGTCGACACCCACGACGACCTGGTGGCCCTGCGCGCCGAGCTGCTGCGCGTCCGCCCACCCCAGCCCGAGTGGCTCCTCGAGATCCAGTCCCCGCCCGTGCCACCCCCCGAGCCCGGCTCCTACTACGAACCCTCCCGCGCCCACCTCTCACCCTCCCAGCAGCGCCGGCTCGCCCGCGCCGAAGCCAAGCGCGAGTCGTTCATCAACCACCTGATCGCCGGGCACACCGTCAAGGAAGCCTGCGAGGCCGTCGGCATCTCCGAGAACACCTACCGGGTGTGGCGGAAACGCTTCGACGACTTCCGGCTCCGGGTCGACCGGGTGCGTGCCGGGATCGACCAGGACATCCCCGTCGACCACGACTTCATCACCCGGCGCCGCTACTACTTCGGCTACGAGACCTTCACCCACCAGCGCCGGATCATCGAGGCGATGGAGGACACCCCACCGGGNGGCATCACCCTCATCCTCGTGCCGCCCGAGGCCGGCAAGACCACCCTCATCACCGACTGGGTGTGCGACCAGATCGCGCACGACCCCAACACCCGCATCCTCTACGTCTCCGAGACCGTCGACAGCCAGAGCCCCGCCGCGAAGGTGCTCTCGATGGTCAAGGAGCGGATGACCAACCCCGACTACGAGGACCCGGACACCAGCTATGAGGCCCACATCCCCGAGTGGGTGGCCCGCTACGGCCCCTTCCGCGACCCGACCCTCGACCGGGACAAGCCCTGGAACGCCAGCTACATCCGGGTCTCCAAGGCGTCGGGCCGCAAGGACTACACCTTCCAGATCGCCGGCTGGCGCTCCAAGATCTACGGTGCCCGCTGCGACTGGCTGATCCTCGACGACATCCAGTCCGCCGAAGGTATCGGCGACACCGACCGCATCCTCGACCGGCTCCGCAAAACGTTCTTCTCCCGGCCGGGTCGCAACGGCCGCATCGTCATCATCGGCACCCGGGTCGGCGTCGGCGACGTCTACGAGCGGCTCGCCGCCGAGATCCCCGACCGGATGATGCGGGTCGTGCAGATCCCCGCCCTCGACGAGCACGGCAACTCGTACTGCCCGGAGATGTGGCCGATCGAGGCGCTCGAGGACAAGCGAGCCATCGTCGGCGAAGAAGCGTGGCAGACCGCCTACATGATGGCCCCGCAGACCGCGGGGGCGAACACCTTCACCGAGGAGATGCTGGACGCCGCCCGGGACCCGAACCTCACCTACGGGGTCCGGGACCCGCACCTCGTCTCGCTCACCATCGCCGGGCTCGACCCGGCCCTCGGCGGCGGCAACGCGATGGTCGTCGCGCAGACCACCGCCACCGAGTTCCGCATCCTCGCCGCCCGGGTCGACTACGGCCTGGCCCGCAACGAAGACATCTTCGAGATCATCCGGGGCATGTGCCAGCTCCGGTTCACCGAGCTCGTCGTCGAACGCAACAGCCAGCAGCGGGGTCTCGCACGCGACGACCGGCTCCGGGAACTGGCCCGCACCTTCGGGTTCCGCGTCGTCGAGCACGAGACCGGCGCCAACAAGTGGGACTTCACCTTCGGTGTCGGGGCGATGGCCGGCTCGTTCATCAAGGGCGAGATCCGTTTCCCCGACGCCACCGACGACTGCCGGCGGGCGATGGAGCCGCTGCGGGCCGAGCTGCTCGCCTGGCGGCCCAACATCGACCCGAAGCTGCTTCGCCAGGACCTCGTCATGGCGCTCTGGTTCACTTGGCTCGGGTGGCAGCGCAAGCGCAAGAAGCAGCGCCGCGAGGGGGAAGACCCGAGCTGGCACGTCGGTGGCACACCGTGGCGGCCCGGGGACATGTCCGGCCGGTGGGGGAGGGGACACCGGCGGCCATCGCCACGCGGATACCCCGTCGGGGTACGCTAGGTCCGCACATCCTGTGTCCGAGTTCAGACAGGAGACGTGATGGCACGCCGGTTCCGCGGCGGGTACCGACTCGGCCAGTTCGCCAAGAAGGCCACCAAGGGTGCAGCGAAGGCGGCCAAGAAGGCCGCCAAGGGTGCNGNCAAGAAGAAGGGGAAGTAGCGCATGGCGATCGACCCGAACCCCACGCACAAGCCCCACCGGGTGCGACCCGCCCGCCACCACGCACCCGCGGGTACCGTCAACACCAGCCGGGCCGAGTCCGGCGGCCAGGAGTACCGCCCGGGCGAGGTCGCGCAGACCCCCTCGATGCGGCGCCGGCCCGTCGGCCACCGCACCGCCAGCCCGCCGCGGCCCGACGGCGGCGTCGGGGGCGCCATCCTCGCAGACTGAGCGATGCCGGTCCCGGACCGCTATCGCCGCTACGAGGACGCCTGGCACCGCGCGGTCGAGACCGTCCACCACCGCCGCCTCACCGACACGCTCGTGAAGCGGCAGATGATGGACGTCGCCGAGCGCTACAACAACGCGATCGTGTTCCCCCTCCACGACGTCGAGGGGGAACCCGAGTTCCCGGCGCTCGCCGCCCAGATCATCTCCGACGCCGTCGACGGCTTCGCCACCCGGGCCAACGACACCCTCCCGTCCCTGTGGGCACCCGCCGTCGACCCCACCGCGCAATCACATCGGCGACGAGCCGAGCTGCGCAAAGAAGCCTGGGGGGCCACCTACTACGAGTCGCACCTGCCGTTGCGGCTCGCCAAGGGCTACCGGCAGCTCTACGGCTACGGAACCTTCTGCCTGTTCGTCGAACCCGACCACGAGGCCAAACGCGCCCGGATCGTCACCCGGGACCCGATGCTCACCTACCCGGAACCGATGGGCACCGACGAGATCCGGGCACCCCGCGACATCGCCTTCGTCTACGGCCGGTCCCCCCAGCACCTCAAGGCGCTCTACCCCGAGGTCGCCGAGTTCATCGACCGTCACACCACCAGCGACGACGACCTGTGGGACGTCCTCGAATGGCAGGACGCCGAACACTGTTTCATCGGCATCCTCGGCAAGCGGGCCACCCAAAGCTACCTGCGGCGGTACTCGGCCACCGGCCAGGTGCTCTACGGCGACCACTCGATGGACCAGAGCTTCCTGCTCCGGGCCTACCCGAACCGGGCCGGGATGGTCACCGCCGTCTGCCCCGCCGCGGTCACCCTCGACCGGATGATCGCCACGGTGTCGCGGATCATCCCGCACACCGACGTGCTCAACAAGCTCGCCGCCCTCGACTTCATCGCCTCCGAGAAGGCCGTGTTCCCGCACCTCGTCGTGCTCGGCGAGAACGGCCAGGAGCCCGAGATCGTCGGCGGCCAGTTCCACGACGGGCGCACCGGCAAGGTGAACCTGGTCCAGAACGCCCGGACCGTCCAGACCCTCAACCTCGCCCCCGGCCCGCAAACCCAGGTGCAGATGTCGAACCTCGAGCGGGCCGCCCGGCTCTCCTCCGGCAACCCGGCGGTCTTCCAAGGCGAGTCCACCGGGTCGATCCGCTCCGGCCAGACCGTCACCCAGCTCGCCTCCTACTCGGTCGACCCGCGGCTCAAGGAGGCCCACCGGATCATCGGCTACGCCCTCGAGGTCATCAACGAGGCCGTGGCCGCCACCGAGCTCGGCTACTGGCCGAGACGCAAGTACACGGTGTTCTCCGGCTGGGAGGGCACCAACCGGCACGTCACCTACCGGCCTGTTGACATCTGGACCGAGACCCGCAAGTCGGTGGTCGCCTACCCGATGCCGGGCATGGACGCCCAGAACGCCACGGTCGCCATCGCGGCGCTCAACCAGGCCCGGATGCTCTCCCGGCGCACCGGCATGGCCAAGCACCCGCTCGTCGACAACCCCGACGCGGAGGAGCGCGCGCTCATCGAGGAAGCCCTCGACGACGCCATCGTCATGTCCGGTGTGCAGCTCGTCGCCTCCGGGCAGATGGCGTGGACCGACCTGGCCCGGGTCCGGGAGCTGGTGCGCGAAGGCAAGATGATCGAGGACGCGATCGCCCAGGCCCAGCAGGAGGCCCAGGAGCGGCAGGCCACCGCCGCGCAGGGACCGATCGCCCCCGACCAGGTGCTCCCACCCGGTGCCATGCCCGGCCTCAACGCCCCCGAGGCCGGCGGCCAGATGGCGCTCCCACCCGCAGAGCAGGGCGCACCCCCGTCCAACCCCGAACAGTTCGAGCAGGTCATCGCCGCTCTCATGGCCGCCCCACCTGGCGGTGGACCCGCAGGAGGCTGAGCCGTGCCTCGCAAGCCACGCCCCGGCCCCCGCCGCAACCGCACCGACCTGCCGCCGGTCGCCGCGCCCGGCGGGCCCGCCCAGGCCCCCGTCTCCTACACCGGCGGCCCCTACGGGTCCCGGAAACGCAACGAGGAGGCCCAGCGGGTCGCGCCGCTGCCGGACCGGTCCACCGACACGCTCGTGGCCGCCGCCGAACGCGCCCAGCAAGCGGCCGGCGGTCGGGGCGGTCAACCGGACCTCGCCGCGTTCGTCGAAGCCGCCCAGCAGGTCCAGCCGCCCCCGCAGGGCGGGCTCTTCGCGGCGCCCAGCAGCCGGCCCGCCGAGCCGGTCACCGCCGGGCTGCCGGTCGGCCCCGGCCCCGGTCCCGAGGCACTGCCGGCCATGCCGCAGGGACCCGACCCGTCCGTGGTGCTGTGGGCGCAGATGCTCCCCGTCCTTGAGATCCTCGCCTCACGGCCCGGTTCCTCGCCGGAGGTGCGGCAGCTCTACCGTCGCATCCGCTCCCAGCTCCCGCCCGACTACTACGAACGCACCGAGACCTGACCCGTGGGTTTCCTCGACCGTATCCACCGGTTCGTCACCGGCATCGGTGGTGGCGCACAAGCCATCCCGGGTTTGGTGTGGGACCTCGCCCGCGCCCCGTTTGTCGACGACGACGTCGACGGCATCCTCGGCACGATCAACGCCACCGTCACGTCCCGCACCGCCCAGTTCGCCGGGAACATCTTCGGCCCCGAGGAAGGTTTCGGTGCGGTCATCGGCGCCATCCCCGGCCGGGAGCACCTGCGCGGCCCACTGCAAACCATCAACCGGGGTCTTGAGACCGCCTACCGGGAAGGGGTCGCCGAGCCGCTGTCGATGGCGTTCACCGCCGGTTCACTCGCCGATTCCCCCACCTGGCAGGCCCAACAGGGCATCGGCGGCGGNCCCCTCGGGGGGATCGTCGCCCTGTTCGACGTCGACACGTGGCGCAAAGCCAACGAGATCGCCCAGTCCCGCAGCCCCGGNCAGGCGCTCGTCCTCATGTTCGGCACCAAGGACATCCTGGACGAAGAGGAGGTCGAGCGTTTCGTCGGCACCGACGCCTACCAGTTCTTCTCCGGTTCCGCGGACGCGCTCGCCCGCCTGTTCCTCTCCCCGGACGTCCTCGCCGGCAAGGCCGTCAGCGCCTCCCGCGTTGGCCGGCCGGCGGCGCTCGGCGGCCGGATCGGCACGGTCACCGAGCGGGTCGCCCCGCAGATCGGCCGCCGGGCCGAACAGTTCGGCACCTTCGACGTCGGTGGCCGGGTCGCCCGCCGGATCGCCGCCATCAACAACACGATCGACCGGGTCTACCTGCGGCTGCCCGAGTCGGTACAGCGGATCGTCGGCCGCGAGCAGACCTTCACCCCCGAGCAGGCCGGGCGGCTCGCCCGCTACGAGGCCACCCGGCGTCAGCTCCGCCTCGAGCGGCTCATGGGGGAAGCGGCCACCACCACCGACCCGACCCGCGCCCGGGTGCTGCGCAACATCGCCGAGACCCGCCAGGCCCGTGAGGCCCGCATCGCCGCCGGGGCCGCGGACGTCGAAGCGCTCGAAGCGACCCGCAGCATCGCCCCCGAGACCGTCCGCCGGTTCGCCGAAGCCACCCAGGCCGACATCGACGCCTACTTCGCCGCGGCCGCCCGACCCCGCAAGGGCTTCTTCTCCGGGATCACCCGCACCCCCGGCTGGCAGCGGATCAACGACTTCATCGACGAACTCCCCGACGACGTCGACATCCGGGCCGGGCTCATCCGCGACCGACTGTTCCCCAACCACCACCGGGGGGACATCATCGCCCGCTACCTGGCCGAAGCCGAAGGCCCCGCCGAGCGCGAGTTCGTCATGCGGGTGTTCCTCGGTGACATGCGCGCCCTCGACGAGCTCAAGCGAAGCGACTGGGCGCTCGGCAACCGGCTCGCGGACCTGATGATGGAACAAGCCATCATCCGCACCAACCCGGTCCTGCGGCCCACCCCCTACCAGCTCACCCTCGACGACGCCGCCTCGTGGCTCGACATCGGCGAAGACGCCGAACAGCTCGCCGCCTTTTGGGGGGTCAACGTCGACGACACCCTCGACCCGAAGCTCGTCTCCGAGCGGCTCGCGCGCATCGGCGAGGAGATCGACGCCGTCCGCACCGAACAGGAACGTGTCCGGCGGCTCACCACCGCCTGGAAGTCGCTGCCCGCCGGNCCCAGCTACAGCCGCGGCCAGCAGCTCCGCTCGGCGTTCAANGCCACCGCCTTCTACCAGCGNAGCTTCTTCGGCAAGGGGGTCCGCTGGATCGCCGACATGCGGCCCCACCACATCGTCAACACCCACGACCCGACCGCGGACGCGCACCTGGCCCGCATGATGCGGGAGGCCGGCTACGACGACGTCGCCATCGCGAAGGCTCGCGGCCAGTTCAACGCTCTCGAACCCGACCAGCGCGGCCCCGCCTTCGAACGCTGGATCGAACGCACCGAGCACCGCATCCTCAAAGAGCACGGTCTCGACGACGACGAGCTCGAAGCCGTCATCCTCAACGCCCGCATCGGCCGCAACCAGGCCAAGGCGCTGCTGCGGTCGGTCAAGTACGACGGCGAGGGCCGCGCCCGGCTGCAGATCCCCGACGGGGACGAGTTCCTCGAAATGGAGCTGCCGCTGACAGTCACCCAGTTGCAGAACGTCGTCGTCGTCCCCAACTTCCACCTGCTCCGCAAACACGCCGCCCGCTACGCCCGGCTCAAGTACGGTGACAACTGGCGGGCCAAGATCACCCGTGCCGCCGCGCCCGCCTGGTCCGCCAAGGAGTACGGGCTCGACGCCGCCCGCATGCTCATGGAGGTGTGGCGGCCCCTCACCCTGCTGCGACCCGCGTGGACCTTCCGGGTCATCCCCGACGAGCAGCTCCGCCAGGTCGCCAAGTTCGGTGCCCTCACCGTCGGGCTCGAATCGTGGCAGAACCTCCGCAACCTCATGGCCGACCTGCGCACCAACCCCATGGTCGACCGGGTGCTCAAGACCACCGACCCGAACCGGGCTGGGCGCCGCGGGTTCGTCGCCTCCGCACTCGCCGGCGGGGCTGTGGCCGGGCCGATGGGTGCGCTCGCCGGCGGTGCGCTCGGCAACCGGATCGTCCGCAAGATGGCCGAACTCGAAGAGGCCGGTTACACGAACATTCGTTTCGGTGGCCACTCGATCTCGGGGCCGTTCGGTGCGCCCGGCACCAAGGACGAGATCTACCGGGTGCTCAACAGCTCCCGGGAGATGGTCGACGAGATCTTCGGCCGTCACGAGAACCGCTGGTACGGGGCGCTGCGACGCGACCCCGGCCGGTGGCGCACCTACACGTGGGGCTCCTCCGCGCAGGAGAACGAGATCTACCGGGCCGAGTGGGCACGGAACCTCCGTTACCAGATCGCCCAGGACGAGATGGCCCGGCAGTTCCTCGCCGGCAAGACCGTCGACGAGGTCGTCGACTGGCTCGAGAACACGACCGCCGGGCGTGCCTACGCGGCGAAGGTGCCGTGGCGGTCCGACAAGCAGGCCTGGGCCGAGGCCGTTTCCGCGCACGTCGAGGCGTACACCGGCGGTATCGACGACGTGAAGCGGGGCATCCTCGCCCTCACCGAGGCCGACGTGCAGAAGGTCACCCGCCGGCAGGCCCGCTCGACGAGCGAGAAGGTCTCCGACGAGAAGGTCGCTGAGCTGCTCGACCTGATCCCCGAGGAGGCCCGCGCCCCGATCCACGGCGCCGAGACCGAGCAGCTTCTCGCCCGCTCGCCGCTCACCCAGGCGATCAACGCTGCCATCAACCACGCCTTCGACGTGCTGGGCACGATGCCCACCGACAACCTCTCCCGGAACCCGACGTTCCGGCGGTTCTACCAGGCGGAGGTGCGGCGGCTCTTCGCGTCCCTCGAACCCGGCCAGGTGAACATCGACGACATCCAGCGGCTCGAACGCCAAGCCCGGGACTTCGCCCTGCGCGAGACCCGGGAGCTGCTCTACGACGCCGCCGAGCAGTCCCGCTTCGCCGCGGCCACCCGGCTCCTCATCCCCTTCTACGCCGCCTGGCAGGAGGTGCTCACCCGCTGGGCCGGGCTCGCGGTCGAGAACCCCGTCTTCGCCGCCCGGGCCCGGGCCGGCTGGTTCGTGCCCGACAAGATCGGCTGGACCTACACCGACGACCGGGGCGAGAAGTTCATCGTCTTCCGCCTCCCCGAGTTCGCCCGCGGCATCGTCAACCAGGGCATCTTCCACTCGGCGGTCGACAGCCAGGGCTACGTGTTCATCGACAAGGAGGGCTTCAACCTTGTCGCACAGGGCACCCCCGGCTTCGGCCCGTTCGTTCAGGTCGCCGTCTCTGAGATGGTGGAGCGTAACCCGTCGCTCGAAGAGTCGGTGCGTTTCATCATCCCGTTCGGGCCGGTCGACCCGGTCGAGGCGATCACCCCCACGATGGTCCGGCGTTTCATGGCCGCCAGCCAAGAGGACGCCGCCGCCCGGGCCAACGCGGAGGCCCGCATCGCCATCACGAAGATGGTGCAGATGGCCAACGGGGAGATCCCGATGGTCGACTTCTCCGACCCGGCGGCCCGTGAGCGGTTCAAGGAGGAGGTGGCCGACGAGGCGAAGCGGTTCATGCAGCTCCGCACCTTCACCTCGTTCATCGCCCCGGTCATCCCCATCTACGAGTCGCCCTACAAGCCCTACGTCGACGTCTACCGTGCCCTGCGCGACGGCGACTGGAAGCGCGCCCGGGAGGTTGCCGAGCGGTTCAACCTCCCCGGCGGCGAGGCGCTCCCCACCGAGGCCCCCGAGGGGGTCCGGGCCGGTGTCACCACCGCCGATGACATCTTCCTCGACACTTTCGGCGAGGAGTTCTTCGCTGTCACGCAGAGCTTCACCGAGACCCTCAACGGGGTGCCCCCGACGATCGAGGGCATGGAGGCCTACGAGCGGTGGAAGCACCTGATCGACGCCTACCCGGAGTGGGGTGGGGTGATCGCCGGTTACGACGGTGGCGGCACCGCGGTCAAGTTCTCCCGGGCTGTCTACGACCGGCAGATGGCCACCGGTCAGCGTCGCCGGCTCCCGTTCGACGAGGTGCTCGACGGCCCGCAGAAGCGGCTCGGTTGGGCGCACTACAGCCGCTACATGGACATGATNGAAACCCTCCGGGTNGCGAAGGGGCTCCCGAACCTGCAGGTCCGNGGCGCCGAGCAGCTNCGGGTGTTGAAGCAGCTNGTCATCACCGGTCTCGCCNNGAANTACCCGGCCTGGTANGCCGAGTACGCGGTCACNGACCGCAACGCTTGGCGGAAGCGGATCGAGGGTGCCCGCAANCTCACCGAGGACCCCGACCTCATGAAACGGCCCGACATCCAGGGCCTCGCGGAGTACCTCCGCATCCGTGACGCCGTCCTGGGCCTGCTCGCCACCCGCGAGTCCAAGTCGCTCACCGCGTCGTCGAACCGGGACATCGCCTTCATCTGGCAGGCCGCTGTCAGCAACCTCGTCGAGCGCAACCCGGCCTTCGCCGACCTCTACTACCGCAAGCTCGAGAACGACCCGGTCGAACTGGACGACATGCCGACGCTGGCCAGCGTGTCCAGCCCCGGACAGGAGTGACGCATGCCGCCCCCCAGCAACGAGCAGGAAGCCCTCGAACAGGTCATCCGTGAGCTCGGTCTCGACCCGGCGATCATCGGTGAGCTCGGCCCGGTCGCGGACCCGTACGCGATCTTCACCGGCGGGCTCACCGGGGCCGAGCGGGTGCCGGACCGCAAGAGCCTCGCCCCGCCGCCGCGTCCCTACGAGCGCCGGCCTGGCCCGCCGATCGGCACCCGGGACGTCGACCGGCGCGCCCGCCCGGCCGAGCCGCCCGTCTACGCGACCGACACGACCGTCGGCGAGCTGCTGCAACGGTTCTACAAGTTCGACGCCCAGACCCTCCGGCGTATCCAGGCGCTCCTGTACGCCGGGGGGTTCTACGGCAACGTCGACATCGACCAGATCCGCTGGGGCCAGCACGACGAGGACTCGTTCGCGGCGTGGACCACCGCGGTTGCCCGTGCGGCGCGCATCACCGCCGCCGGCCGGGACATCTCGGTCAACGACCTGCTGCAAGAAGTAGCCAAAGCCGCCGGGCTGGACCTGAACGCGCTGGCCGAGGCGATCGAGAGCGGTGACGACGACGCCATCGAAGCGCTCCTCGAGCGGCTGGCCGGCGGCGAGGAGGAGGGGCGGGTCATCAACGTGATCCTCTCCGACCCCAACGGCCTGCGGGCCACGATCGACCAGGTTGCCTCCTCGGTGCTCGGCCGCAAGGCGAACGCCGCCGAGCAGCGCATGTTCATCTCGTTCATTCACGAGTTGCAGCGCAAGGGCCAGATCGCGATGGCCACCGCCGAGGCCGACACCGTCGAGGTCGGCACCGAGCCGATGTCGGCCGTCGGTGTCGACGACAGCCCGCTGCGGCCCGGCGACGTCGTCACCGAGTACGCCCCGCCGGACGAGACGGCCACCGCCGAGGCGCTGCTGCGGCGCGAGAACCCCGAGGAGGCCGCGGCGCACGACATCGCCGTGCAGGTCGCCAACCTGCTCGACATGCTGCCCGCGCCCGTGCATGTCCCCCGTGTGACGTTCTGAGATGGCCACGACGGTCTACAAGGGCACCCTGACTCCGGCGCAGATCGCCGCCTACGCCTACCAGGCCGGCTTCCGCGGCCAGGCGCTCGTCACGGCCGTCGCCATCGCGCTCGCCGAGTCCGGCGGCAAGGTCAACGCCATCGGCGACCAGCACCTCGCCAACAACAAGTGGGGCTGGTCGATCGGCCTGTGGCAGATCCGCTCGCTGATCGCGGATCGGGGCACCGGGCGCGCCCGGGACGCCACCCGTCTGCGCGACCCCGCGTTCAACGCCCGGGCCGCCTACGAGATCAGCAACGGGGGCACCAACTGGACCCCTTGGACCGTCTACAAGACCGGCGCCTACAAGCGCTACCTCTCCCAAGCGCAGGCGGCCGCGGCCTCCGTCGCCGGCGGAGACGCGATGGCCGTCAGCTACGCGCAGGGCAGCACGATCATCGGCGACGTCGGCGCCNCCCCGGANGTCGACCCCCGCGACGCCGCCAAGTCGCTCTACGGCTACCTCGGCTGGTTCGTCGACCACCCCGAGGTGGGGCCGATCATCCTGCAGGCCGCCCGCGAAGGCTGGGATCAGATGCGTCTGCAGGGGGCGCTGGCCCGCACGCACTGGTGGCAGAACACCTCCGAGTCGGCCCGCCAGTGGGACGCCCTGCTGATGATGGACCCGGCCACGGCCCGACGTCGCATCCAGG